TAAATTTGAGGCTGTTTCAAGTGGGACAACCCCAAGCCATCACATTCCTATTAGAGTTGCAGGTACTACATATTATATTCTGTGTGAAGATACTGCTTAACATTATTAAAGGAGACAGATTATGGTACTTGATGTTACTAAAGTTTTGGTGAGTATTGCAGGAGAACCATTGAAGGAATCTGTTAACGGTGTAGCAGTGGATGTTACACTAAGAATGGTTGTTGTAAATGCTTTACTATCTCCTGTGGAAAAGGATACAGGGATGAAGAAAATGGAAAAGGAAGAACTGGCAAGGATGGTGTATCAGAATGATTCTGTAGAGTTGGATGTTGACCAACTTAAATTGATTAAAGACCGTATTGGTGAGATGTATGCACCAATAATCGTAGGGCAGTGTTGGAGGCTTCTCGAAGGCAAAGAATAACTGTCTCCGTTTATCAGTCGGGGGAATAGGCAAACTTATTCCCCTTACTGTTTATTTTCTGAGGTAAATGATGGGCTTGCATTTAGACGGTCAAAGGTTTGGAGAATGGCTTGTATTTGAAAGATGTATATGAGTAATTTATGTCTCAGTTTTGGTGATATGTACAACAGAGTGTCAGACTTTCTTGGGACAGGTGCAACGCCCACAGGTACACCCTTGACCGATGCTCAAGATATTGTGCATAGAGGTTACAGACAGTTTTTATATCCAATCAACCCTAAGACTGGTAGAACTCACTTGTGGAGTTTTCTAAAGACTGAGGCAATGATAATTACTCAGGAAGGTGTGTTGGAATATGAACTGCCCGAAGATTTTGGTTACTTCTGGTATCCGCCTAAGTATGATAGTGATGTTAATAGACCAAATCCCCAACCAACCTCAGTGGCCAGATTAAGGGCCTTATTGTCAATAGATAGTAGTAATACATATCCTCAAATGTATAGCATAACTGCCGATAGATATGACCCCTTGACGGGACAAAGATACAAACTAATGTTTTATCCCACGCCTGATAGTAATTATACATTTAGGTATGGGTACATCATTGAGCCAGTGAAACTCGTCAACTCTACTGATTTGTTTATTGGGGGTACACGGAGCAGTGAAGCCATACTTGAGTATAGTTTAGCTGTGGCTGAACAGCAAGAGGATGATACTATTGGAATACATACACAGTTAGCTGCTAAATTAACCGTTGAGTTAATCAACGCAGATTTGAAAAATACGCCAGATAGTTTAGGTACAATGAACCTTAGTAGTTTAAGCCTCGATAATCCGGCGTTGGCCAGAGAAATGAGAGTATATCCTACACAAACTGAGATATACGGAATAACACTTTAGGAGAAGATAAGATGTCGAGTCGCAACGTAAATTGTGAATTGGAACGTAGTCCTGTAGGTATGGGTATCCGTAAGGTTTCGCAGTGGATTCTTTACTCCGATTTTACGGATGGTGGTTCTACTGCTGGAACGAAGAATATGGCTGCCACAATTCCCGCAGGTTCATTTGTAATTGGTTCTAAAGTTACTGTTATTACAGGTTTCACAGGTAATACTACCTGTACGTTAGGTGTTGGGGTTAGTGGTACTGCTGGTGCTTTTTCATGTAATAGTACACATAATATCTACACTGCTGCAAGTAATCTGGTAAAAGCTGCTTTTATTTCAACAGATTGTGGTTTAGTTGCCGAAGGTTCAGCCACTACTGTACTTTTGACAGCAACGGGAACATCCGATTTTACCAGCATTTCAGCAGGTAAGATGTTGGTCGAAGTATTCTATTTGAGTACGAATGTTGAGTTGAATGATACTTATGTAAACAAGTATAACATATAATTCTGGGAGTAAATTATGGGTGAAGTAACTTATGTTAATAAACAACCCTGGGGGTTGGTTGGTTCAATCACTGCCTCCAAAGCTGCTCTTGGAACTACTGGCCGAAAACCAGCAGACATCGTGGCATTTGCGGCAGGTAGTTATGCTTTGTGGGAAGTGCCCCTGAGAATCAATACTGCTGAGGTTAAGTTTTCTACTACTGCTGATGCTGATGGTCAAGTTGTTAATGTATATGCTGCACGTGGAAATAGTGATTATGTGTTTGTTATGACATTGACTTTGACGGGTGGAACACAAACAGGGCCAAATTCTGATGTCTATGTAGATACTATTGTAGAGTCTGCTGCTGCGTGGAAATCATCTGGTACAGAAGTTATAAACAGTGCTGGTAATCATATAGCTCGTTGGATGATAAATTTGGTGGGATATAGTCGTGTTTTATTTATAGCAACTACTTTGGTTGCAAATTCAACTTTGCAGATTTATGGCAGTGGTGTATAATTAAATGATTAAGTTTGAAAGTTTTAGTTCTGACGCTACCTCAAAAACAGGTTTGGCAACTACTACACGGCGACTTGCTCAAGGTTTTACTCCACAGCAATCACATAGTATTGAGTTGGTAAGTTTGAAGGTTTATAGGACTACCAACAGTCCTACAGAAATAATGACAGTTGAAATTAGGTCTGACAATTCAAACAAACCTTCTGTTGTAGTTTTGGCTTCTGGAACATCTGACCCCGCAAATTGGGATGCTGCTACTTGGTTTTGGGTGGATATTGTTTTGGACACTCAGCCAGACTTATTGAAAGATACAAAATATTGGATTGTAATATACTGTGCTGGTGTTGATTCTACTCATTATATAGACTGGCAACGAGATAGTGGTGGGACATATTCAGGAGGATGTTACGCATCTTCAACCGATGATGGTGTTAATTGGACATTATCTGAAACTAATGATTTTATGTTTGAAGATTGGGGAACATTAACTTCAAGTTGTTCACCATTACCTCATCTACCTCATTTGCCTCGTTTGTTAGATTTAACGTGGTGTACTGGAATGTGATTAAAATTATTTACATTTATTCAAATAGGTGATTAAATGCGGTTATTCTATAAAAAGAAAACAGTTAAACCTACAGAGAAAGAATTGAGTAGGATTACTACTCGACTAATGGCAAAATATCCACAGATGTATGAAGATGCAATGTCTGGTGCGGAACGTAAGACAATAGAATCAGCATCGCCGGATGTCCGCGAAGGCTTGAAGAAGATGGTAGGTAAAAGACTCAAACGTAGATACAGGAGATAAAATGGCCATTGAGATACCTTTACCAATTCGGGGTGTGTTTCGCGGATTCTCTGTGGATAAAGTACCTGCTGAGTTTTCAGATGATATGAACAATGTCCGCCCAATAGACTCGTTAGAAAAGCATCTAAGACTTGGAAAACATCCTGGTTTGAAGAAGTGGTCGGCAACCCAGATAGGTTCGGCAGAAAACCCGGTAGTTGCAATGGCAACCGTATCGAGCGTGGTGTAATATGGCGACAATAAGTTCTATAGAGTTCTACTTAAAAAGAAGTGGGACAACAGATTTTAACGCCTGGGTAGATGTATATAATACTGATGGCGGGCAATATGGTACTCCTGTAGCTGGTACTCTTTTAGGTACTACTCAATCTGTCCAATCTGACAGTATGCCATCTTTTGATGCTTCTCCTGATTGGGTATCTTTTTCCTTTGCAACCCCATTAACTGTCTCAAATACTGGTTGGTATGGCATACGATTACGAACAGATAGGTCGAGTGGTTCTACTGCTATTAGAGTATATAGAGCTTCTGATTGGGGGACTGATGACGCATCGGCTATGGCTTTCAAAGTGGCAAGTGGTTGGGTTGGTATTGTCTCTATATGTTATAGAGTAATTGGAACTGTAAATAATGTAGCAGAAACTCCTGGAGTACAGACTGATTTTTCAAACAGTCCAAACGGATATGGTCTTAGAAGTTATTTAGAAGGTGTGAATGTTCCATCCAAACCCACAAATCCAACACCCGCAAATGAAGCAACAGAAGTTGATTTTTCTGGTTTTACCTTATCTTGGGTAGATGGTGGTGGAGCGACATCTTATGATGTTTACATAGGCCCATCAGGAAGTTTGGTCAAGGTGTCATCCAGCCAAGCCGGAACAAGTTATGTAACTAATATAGACGAAGTACCATACAATCAAGTAATTTACTGGCGTGTTGACGCTGTAAACTCCGTTGGAACAACTACAGGAGATACTTGGCATTTTGACGCCAGGCCTGGTGCTGCGATAACACCATATCCAGGAAACGCAACAAGTGGTATAACTTTAGATGATACTACAGCAAGTTGGGAATCTGGTAGTGATAATACAATCAACTATGACATATATTTTAGACCGTTTGGGGAGTTTTATGAATTAGTTGATTCTGATATAACTGATTTATTTTGTACGCTTTATGAAACTAATTATCATTATGGCTGGTTATATTTTTGGAGCGTAGTTGCTAAAAATAAATTTGGAACATACCCTGAAAGTGCTCCCGATGGGTTTCTATCCGATTATGAGTGGTATTTTAATGCTATGGTTTTCTCTCCTGTATTACCAACAGGTGTTACTATGGTTGATGGTAAACCCGCCAGTGGAACAACAGGAACGCCAACGGGTGAAAACAATATGATGACTACAAAAAGGCTTGTGGCTGCTGCACAAAACAAGATTTGGTATGAGGCTATATGACAATTTCGATAGGGAATAGAGTATCATATAAAAGACTTGTAGCCATTGGCAACAATGATGTTTTCTATGAGGATATAAACGTGGCAGCAGGAACGATGGTAGAATTGAATACAAGTAGTGGTGCAATAGATACTGCTGATAATTTAGTAATGTTTGAGGGAATCCAAAAGTGCTTTGTTGTAAATGGTGCAAAACTTAAAGTAGCTGATTTTCTAAACACTAAGATTTATGATGACACTGGTTTTACCAATAAACCTACACACGGGCAGATAGTTTATCAAGGTACTACTCAAATATTGGTAGATTATATAAATGGTACAGATAAAGTATTATATGGATACATACTCTCAGGAACACTTGTAGTTACTACGGCTATTACAACTGCTGTGAGTGGTGGTGGTAGTGTTGTATTTCCGTCTCCTACGAGTTTTAATGGTATGTTGACTCACGCTGCACTTACAACCGCCCACGCAGCAACAAATACACTTACACAAGCCTCTACAAATGCAACAATGGTGGTGGAATTTACTGATACTGCCAAGACACATACTTGGGGTCGTATTACAAGCGGAGTATTCAACACTACGAATACTGTAACCGGCAGTGGTTCAGGAACGGCGTTTGTTCCAACTGCTACAAACATTCATCCCCCACTTTGGTACACTTGGACGCCTTACGATAACGATACTACAACTTACGGGGAAATACCCGATAAGGCATACTTAGGTTGTCTTTATAGAGGAAGGGCTGTTTTATCAGGAGACCCAGATTATCCTAACCAGTGGTATATGAGCAGGCAACTTAATCCCTGGGATTGGGTTTATGAAGCTAATGATGCACAAGCCCCTATTGCGGGTGGTAATGGGGATTTGGGGCAATCCGGTGATATTGTAAGGGCCTTGATTCCATACAGCGACGATTATCTGATAATCGGTTGTGCAAATAGTATGAAAGTAATCGTTGGAGACCCTGCCGAAAGCGGGACATTCAGCGAAATAGATTTAACAAGAGGGATTTTTGGTGGTAAAAGCTGGTGTTTTGATGGTGTAGGAAACCTATATTTCTGGGGCACAGATGGTTTGTGTGTGATGCCTAAAGGTTTTGGCCCTATAGAGAATCTATCCGGTCAAGCCTTACCAAATATTTTAATTGATGAGTTAATTGACCCGTCAGTACATAGGATTTGTCTGGTTTATGATAGAGAAAGATTGGGCATTTTAGTTACTATAACTAAACTTGCAGACGGTACGAATAGTGATTATTTTTATAGTTTGAAAACAAAGGGATTTTTCCCAGAGGATTATCCCGAAGAATGTGCTGCATATTCTCTGTATTATTATGAAGCTAATGACGATGCTTACAGAAACCTATTAGTAGGTTGTACGGATGGTTATATTCGTTGCTTTGATGATGCTACTTTGAACGACAATATTGGAGCTACGACCGAAGCAATAAACGCTTATATGAATCTACCTGTTATGAAATTAGTAGAGGGGGATGCAGAAGGTAAACTAACTAAACTGACTTTTGAAACAGCAGGTGGTGCTGCTGATGGAGAGTATGGCGATAGTGGTACATTAACCTATAGTCTTTACGTTGGGGATGATGCTGAGACTGTAGCTGAAGATATACGAGATAATGCTGATGCTTTTGCTACGGGCACTATAACTGGTTCTGGGAGACAATCTTCAATAAGAACACGAGCCAGAGGTTTTTATTTAGGTATGAAAATATCAGACGCTACTGCAAGTAAGACGTTTGCTGTAAATAGAATACTGGGGACTGCGGTTCCGGCAGGGAGTAAATAATGTCAGTACAAAGTTTAATAGACCAATTTACGGTTGCACAGAAAAAGGCTGAGGCTGCAAACGAAGCACGTTATCAACAATTACTGGGTATAGCTGGTGATGTTGAGAAATTATTTGGTGAAGGTTACGGTGCTGGATTTAAGACCGAGTTAGAACGAGCCAAAACCCGTGATATGGCTTCCTCAATGCAGGGATTAGTTAGTTCTGGTTTAGGTGGTACAACCAGGGCCGCAGGTTTGGGTAAGAAATGGGAAGAAGAAATTGGCGTACCTTCTCGGTTGAAACTTGAAGATATAATTGCTGAAAAACAGTTTGGTGCAAAACAATTTAAGGCAGGAATTATTGAACGTAGAACAGACACATATCCTGATTATAATGCGTTGATGCAAGGAATATCTGCTGCTTATTCTACGCCTCAAACAACTTCGGGTGGCCAGTCTGATAAATCAGGATGGATGTTTCAAGATATAGGTGGGTATGGTGGTGGTAGTAATGTTACACCAGCAGCAGGGCAACCTGGTATGCCTACTTATGGTCAAACTGCTAATCAAACTGTTGGTCAAACTACTGGTACTACAACTCCAATTACTATGGCAGGAGGATATGGGCCAGCGTTTCAAACTCAGGCTGAGATGAATAAAGTATTGGTACAACCTACAGTTACTCAACAACAGAAAATAACATCAAATTTGCAAACAAAGTATCCTCAAATGTATAATGCTAATGGTACGTTAAAAACCATTTATGGTGGTAAATAGTGAGTCTTGTAACAGTATCCAAAGAGTCTGACCCTCGATTGCGGGTAGCAATTCAAAAATTGTCTAAGAAATTAGACTCTGGTGCAGAACCTACCTTTGCTGGAGTGACTTTAACTGGTTTAACAGCATCACGATTGGCTTCTACGGATGCAGATAAAAAGTTGGCCTCAGTTGCTAACCTTGCATCCTGGGTTGCTGGTACTGCAAATGAAGTAGATGTTGCTGATGACGGTGACGGTACAATAACTATAGGTATAGTTAATCCTTTAATAGTAGGTAAAGGTGGTTCTGGGGCTGCGACATTTACAGATGGTGGGTTACTACTTGGTTCTGGTACAAGTGCTTTTACGGCACTTGGTCAGGCAACTAATGGTCAATTACCCATAGGTTCTACTGGTGCTGACCCGGTTCTTGCGGTCCTGACCGAAGGTGAAGGAATAGATGTAACCAATGCAGCAGGTGGGATTACGATTGCTGGAGAGGATGCTACATCTTCTAATAAGGGTATAGCAAGTTTTACTGCTGCAAATTTACCAGTTACAGCAGGTAATGTGAACACCATACAAGGCATTGCCACTACAGATAGTCCTGTATTTGCTGGAGCTACATTAGGTAATGTAGTTGTTCCTGCTGTATTTACAGCAATGACAGAACCATCTGGATTTGTGGACAAAACAGCTACTTTAAGTTTCGTGGATGCTACCAGAGTATTCACTATTACAGGTTCGCACGATATTTATATCAATGGTGTTAAGACTACCAAGACTACTGCATCTATTACTATAGATGACACAACAGGAATACATTGGATTTATTACAATTCTTCTGGAACTTTGTCACAGGCAACGACCGTACCAGCATTTTCAAATCCCTTTATTGCTACGATTTACTACAATACAGTTACCGATAAAGGTCTTTTAGGAGAAGAACGTCACGGAATTAAAATGGATGGGGATACCCACACATTACTCCACCATACCGTTGGCGTGAGATATGAAAGTGGATTGGCTGGTACTTTTGCTGATACTACTTTTTCTATTGCTGCGGGCATAATAGATGATGAGGATTTAGCTTATAGTATTACACCAGCACAAACAACTTGTAATGTACTCTATAAAGATGGTGCAGCAGATTTTAAGTGGCTTGCCGGACAAACTAAATACTACTATGAGGATGGCGGTTCAGACCTAAACTACAACGACGGAAATACCTTGACCCCATTAGCAGCTAATAAATATATGGCAGTATGGATATTTGCCACCAATGATACGACCACCCCAATAATTTCGTTAATAGGACAGAGGACGGACACCACATTAGCCGATGCCAGAAATAATAACAAATATGAATCTCTAACTCTTGGAACATTGCCCTACCAGGAAATGAAACTCCTCTATAGGGTGATACTCCAGAATACTGCTACGCCTTATGTAGAAGCACAGGATTTGAGAAATATCTCTAATTTACCAGCAGGAACTTATGTGGCCACTACACATAATGCCCTAACAGGTCTTAGTTACGACCTTGCTGGACATACTGGATTTGAACCTACTGTAACCAAAGGAAACCTTACTGCCGGTTCAACAAAAATTACTATAGGTGGTACTGGTACGGGGGCATTGATAGGAGCAGGGGCGACTGTTGATGTTTCTGAGGCAAACGTAGTTCACGACAATTTATCAGGATATTCAGCTAATAAACATATAGACCATACAGGAGTATCAATTACTGCTGGTACAGGAATGTCGGGTGGTGGAACTATTGCTGCGGACAGAACTTTGACTTGTACCATTACACAATACACAGATGCCCTGGCACGCACGGCTTGTATTGCCAGTTCTATCTCAGATGGAGACACAACACACTCACCGGACGGTAACTCTGTATTTGATGCTCTGGCATTGAAATCCCCAATAGCCAGTCCCACGTTTACAGGTACAGTTACTATGCCCGCATCAGTTGTTATTCCTGATGGTGGAACTATAGGCCAGGTGGCAGGGCCTTTGCTGACATTTGACGATACTAATAACTCCCTTAAATTGACTGGGGCAAAACTCAGTATTGAGGGCACAACTCCAAGTGCAGGGATGTCCACTGCCGGAATTGCAATAAGTGGTGCAACTCCAACACCTTCTGGCATTACTGCAATCAATACAGGAGCAAGCGGAGTTACTGGCGGTCCTGCCTTTCAGTTATATGCCGACGATGGGGCGGCTCTATCCGACGGAGACCGACTCGGCTATTTTGTCGCAGGTGGCACGAGTAAATCTGGAACACTACGAAACTCGGCTGGCTTTGTAATGTATGCCGATGGTGATTGGGTTGATGGTTCATCATACCCTTCAAAAATGCAGTTTGAGACTACAAATGCCAGTGCTACATCAAGAACGGCAAAAATGACAATTAACAATGCCGGAAATATTGGTATCGGAATTGTGACTTTTGGAGCAAATTCTGTTACAGTATTAGGAATAGCAAATGGAACTGTTCCTGCTGCTCACGTTGATAATGAAATTCAAATCTTTTCAGTGGATAGTTCTGATGCTGCGGCAACATTAGGACTTATGTTGGAACAAGCTGTTGAAGCTATTGGTACTTTTACGGCGAGTAATAAAATAAAAGTTAAAATAAATGGTACAGAATATTGGATACAGTTGGATGCAGTATAAATTTAGTATATAGAAGGTATTTATGGGAATAGAATTTCAGTATGGAACAGCTTCAATGTATGCTCAAGCTGCTCAGATGGTAGGTGAAGCACAGGCAGCAAGACAAAATCAAGCAATGGAGTTGGAAAAGCAACGCCAAACTGCTGATATAGAAATGATGCAGTTTAGAGAGCAATTAGGCATACAGGCAGAGCAGCGTTCTCAACAGTGGGAATTGCAGAAAATGGAGATGCGTTCTCAATCTGATTTTGCTTTAGAGGAACGAAAGCGTCAGATATTAGCTGAACGTGATTTGCAGAAACAAATGAAAATACAGGATGAGGTAGAAGCTGGTATCAAAATTATTCAAGAAAGTCCTCACTTATCGGCTGTAAAAGATTCAAGAGGTGTTTCAGCAAAAGACAAAGCAATTTACGCATTTGTGATGGAAAAACAGTTGGGTTATACTGTACCTCGTGAAACTGGTGGACTTGACCTATCACAATATGGCAGTGAGAATTTAACTCCTGATGAACCAGTAGTAGAAGAACCAAGAGGAATTGTAGCTGGAACAAAGAAATTTCTAAATAGTGGTGTATCTGGTTGGCCAAGTCTTGGTGGTTCATTTGGTGGTGGTATGACTTTACCTGAAAATAAGCCAGCAGTTGCACAACCTGCTATACTTCGTAGCGAACCTTCTATGCGATTAACTGATAGTGATAAAGAGAAACTACAGGGTTTGGATGAATCGTCTCGTAAATCACTTGAGACAGTTCTTGCCAGTGGTAACCCTCAACTTATTCAAGCAGCACTTACAAGAATAAGAAACCTATAAGGAGTCAGAATGGACATTTTTGCTGATTTAGCTGCTCAAGTAAAACCTACTTTGCCTCAAAGTGATGCTGTAAGTGTTGAACGTGAGTTAGAGATTCAACAACCCAAACTTCCGGCTGACCCTCAAGGTGTAGATTTATTTAGCGATTTAGTTAATCCACAGGAGAAGTTTCAACCAAGTGCAGTTGATAGGTTTCTGTTGGCTTTAGATAAACCCGTCAAAGCTGTAGAGCCACAAGCCAAATGGACAGTACAGGGTATAAAGCAAGCAGGTTTGAATACTATTGATAACTTACTTGGTGTTGAACAATGGGTTGGAGAAGTAGCACACGGAATAGGAAAAGCAGGTAGAACAAATGAGGCTATGGGGGCAAAAGCCTTAGAAAAGTGGGGTAAAAACTTAGCAGAATCAAGTAAGGCTGTAGCACAAGAATTTGATACATACAGGAGCGAACATCCAGAAGAAGCAATGCAAATATCGCCTGATGCAGGTTTCTGGGAAGCAACTAAGCAAATAGTAACGTCTCCTGAAAATATGACTAAGGGTATAATTCAAGCAATACCAATGATGTTAGAAGCGTGGGCTGGTGGGGCCGCTTTCAAAGCTGCTGGACTTGCTCCAAGAACTTTAGCAACTGTTCAAAGGTGGGGCAGAATCGGCGGCATATCTGCTGGTATATTTGGCAGCAATTACAGGGACATACGAAAGAAAAATGTATCACCTGAAGCTGCAACTGCTCAAGCATTTTTAACTTCTCTGGGTGAAGGTATAGTAGAGGAATGGACACTTGGTAAAAAGATAGGTTTATTTAAGTCGGCTAAAACAGCTTTACTGAAAAAGAGTATGGGTAGATTGGCTT